CGGCGGAAGAATGGCCCCGCTGTTACCCCGCCAGCCGTTATTGCTGTCCGGGCCACAGCCGCTGGCATTACCTGCACCACGCCCTGTACTGGCATTACCCCCACCCGGCGTACCGGTAACAGCACGGCCTGCACCATTACCTTTACCCGGTAAATCCGGTCTTCTGAGCAGGCTTGCAGGCAGTGCTGCCGGGCAACTGGTTACGGGAACGGTCGGAAAGCTGGCTGATGCCGGGCGTGCCGTTGGCGGGTGGTTTTCCGGTATCGGAAACAAACTTGCAGGCAGTGCGATCGGTCGGGTTGTGACAAAAGGTGCCGGGGCGCTGGGCTGGATGGGGAAAGGTGCCGGTCGTGCGTTGTCACGTCTGGGTGGCCCGGTAATGGGGGCACTCCAGCTTGCCCCCGTCCTGATGGATGAGCAGGCGTCAACCCATGAAAAAGCAGGCGCAATTGGCAGTACAGCCGGTGCATGGCTCGGCGGTGCCGTTGGCAGCCTTGCCGGACCGCTGGGTACGGTTGCCGGTGCCACGCTGGGCAGTGTCGCCGGGGAGTATCTGGGCGGTTTTGTAACCGACCTGTATCAGAAATGGACGGCCACGGATAAGGAACCGCAAGAACAAAAAGTCAATGCGGAAGCCTCGTTGCGCGTCGAACTCGGCGAGGGGTTACGTCTGACCAGTTCCCGCGTCACCGAGGATGGTATGGGGCTGAATATTTACGCGGGCGATAACTACATTACGGGCTGGTAAAACCATGTTTGAAGATGCTTTAAATGCCGTTAATGCTGTCCGGGATAAAACCGGTGGAGGCAGGAAAACAACCGGCAAAGGCACGTTCCGTAACGTGCCGTTTCTCGTCATCGAGGAGCAAAAACAGGCTGGCGGACGTCGCCTGGTTAAACGCGAGTACCCGTTACGTGATACCGGCGGCGTCAATGACCTGGGGAAAAAGCTTCGCTCCCGTACATTCAGCGCCTGCATTCTGAACAGCAACGCAGAAACAGCCAGAGATGAAGCGGGTGCGCTGATGGATGCTCTTGATGCTCCGGGTAGCGGTGAGCTGGTACATCCTGATTTCGGCACTGTGGACGTCATGGTGGATTCATGGGAATGCCGCACTAAAGCGGATGAACTGAATTATTACGCATTCACCGTTACCGTTTATCCGTCGTTGCAGGATACTGCCCCGGACTCAGAGACAGACACCAGTGCAGCCGTACCGGCACAGGCCGTTGCTGTAACCGGTTCTCTGGGAGATACGCTGTCCTCTGTCTGGCAGACCGTAAAAGATGGCACTGCGGCGGCAACCGCCGTGATGGAAGCTGTAACCGGTGTCATCGATGATATCAGTGATGCGGTGGACAATCTGGGGGTTACGCAGACTGTCAGCGGTCTGATGGGATCGCTTTCTGCGATGAAAGGCTCTGTGACCAGCCTGATTAACCAGCCTGCCATGCTGGCCTCCTCGCTGATGGGGGCGCTGTCCGGCGTTTCATCGTTATGCGATACCCGGACAGCATTTTCCACCTGGAACCGTCTGGCGCAGCGATTCGAACGTCGCCATGCCGCCACCACAGGCAGACAGGGGACAATCACAACCTCGTACAACAGTCCGGTTGCAGAAAAAAATATTGCCACACTGAACTACGTCATGCTGGCAGCGGCGCAGACATACCGGGCGGAGGCAGCAAGCCAGGCACTGACTGCGGCACTGGATTTCAGTCGCCGGATGGATAATGCCGCCCGTGCACCTGTACTGGATGCCCCGTCCACCACAACCGGCACAGCCAGCGGGGCCAGCAGCACATCTGCTACCGTCACACAGGGACAGTTACAGTTAACTGCCATAACCCCGGACGGCGGCTTTTCACAGGTATCCTTTTCAGACAGTGGTACAGCCACGCCCCCGGTATTTGAAAGTGTGTCCGATATCGGAAAAACAGCCGCCATGCTGGGGGCTGCACTGGATACCGTCATTCTGACGGCATCTGAGCAGGGCTTTTCGACAGACAGCGTTCAGCTTACGCAACTGCGTCTGCTGGTTGTTGCCGACCTGGAAAAACGCGGGCTGCAACTGGCGGGCAGTGAAACGCACCGCCTGCCGGAGACGATGCCTGCAATGGTGGCCCTGTACCGTTACACAGGAAACAGCCGGAACTGGCAACGGCTGGCCCGCAGGAACGGTATCAGCAACCCGTTGTTTGTTCCCGGTGGTGTCAGTATTGAGGTGATTAATGAGTAATACCGTCACGCTGCGAACGGATGGCAGGCTTTTTACCGGCTGGACGTCAGTCTCTGTCACCCGCTCCATTGAATCCGTAGCCGGATATTTTGAGCTGGGGGTGAACGTGCCACCGGGCACGGATTTATCCGGGCTGGCACCGGGGAAGGCGTTCACGCTCGAAATCGGGGGGCAGATTGTCTGCACCGGTTATATCGATTCACGGCGACGCCAGATGACCGCTGACAGTATGAAAATCACTGTCGCCGGACGTGACAAAACGGCTGACCTGATTGACTGTGCTGCCGTTTACAGTGGCGGACAGTGGAAAAACCGCACACTGGAGCAGATTGCGCGTGACCTGTGCACCCCTTATGGCGTTACCGTTCGCTGGGAGCTTTCCGATAAGGAAAGTTCGGCAGCTTTTCCCGGCTTCACGCTGGACCATTCAGAAACCGTTTATGAGGCGCTGGTGCGTGCCTCCCGCGCACGCGGTGTACTGATGACCAGCAATGCCGCCGGAGAGCTGGTATTCAGCCGGGCTGCCAGCACAGCCACTGATGAGCTGGTTCTCGGAGAAAATCTGCTGACACTGGATTTTGAGGAAGACTTCCGCGACCGGTTCAGCGAATACACCGTCAAGGGGTATGCCCGCGCAAACGGTGCTGAGGGTGATGATATTGATGCGAAAAGTATCGTCTCCCGGAAAGGGACCGCCACTGACAGTGATGTGACCCGTTACAGACCGATGATCATCATTGCCGACAGCAAAATTACGGCGAAGGATGCACAGGCCCGCGCCCTGCGTGAGCAACGCCGCAGACTGGCAAAATCCATCACCTTTGAGGCTGAAATTGACGGATGGACTCGCAAGGACGGGCAACTCTGGATGCCGAACCTGCTGGTCACTATTGATGCCTCGAAATATGCCATCAAAACCACGGAATTACTGGCCAGCAAAGTCACCCTGATACTGAATGACCAGGACGGGCTGAAAACCCGCGTCAGCCTTGCACCACGCGAAGGCTTTCTGGTGCCGGTTGAAAGCGACCGTAAAAACAGGAAAGGCGGCGACAGTAACGGCGGTATTGATGCGCTGGTTGAAGATTATTATCGCAGACACCCGGAGAAAACGCCGCCGTGGAAAGAGTAAATGATTCCGCCCTGAACCGCCTGCTGACGCCGCTGATGCGTCGTGTGCGCCTGATGCTTGCGCGCGCTGTTGTTAACGTGATTAACGACGGGCGAAAGGTTCAGAACCTGCAGGTCGGTCTGCTGGATGATGAGGAATCCGATGAAGTGGAGCGCCTGCAAAATTACGGACATTTCAGCGTTCCCCTGCCGGGCGCAGAGGCGCTGATTGCCTGTGTGGGTGCACAACGTGATCAGGGGATCGCCGTTGTGGTGGAAGACCGCCGCTACCGCCCGACAAATCTTGAACCGGGTGATGCAGGCATTTACCACCATGAGGGGCATCGTATCCGGCTGACAAAGGACGGACGCTGCATCATTACCTGTAAAACGGTTGAGGTTTACGCTGATGAAAGTATGACCGTTGACACACCCAGAACCACGTTTACCGGCGACGTTGAGATCCAGAAAGGTCTGGGCGTTAAAGGTAAAAGCCAGTTCGACAGCAATATTACTGCCCCGGATGCCATCATCAATGGCAAATCGACGGATAAGCATATCCACCGTGGCGACAGCGGCGGAACCACGGGGCCAATGCAATGACCGATTTAGCCATTATCTGGACGAACGGACGCGGCGATATTGCACAGGATGGCATTGACATGCTGACCGACGACAGCCTGACAACCGATGTGACAATCTCCCTGTTTACAGACCGGCGCGCGCTGGATTCTGACACGCTGCCGGATGGTTCAGATGATCGCCGTGGATGGTGGGGTGACAGTTACCGCGACCGCCCCATCGGTTCGCGGTTGTGGCTGTTATCACGTGAAAAAGCCACACCGGATACGCTGGAACGCGCCAGAGGGTATGCCGAAGAGGCGCTGGAATGGCTGAAAACAGCGGGCCGGGTAAGTGCGATTAACGTCAGAGCGGAACAGTTACATCAGGGCTGGTTATACCTCTACATTGCACTGACATTACCGGATGGTTCCGTTATTCCTTATGAGTTTAAAGCAGCATTTAACGGGGTTTAAATGGCTTATTCACCACCGACATTATCATCGCTGATTGCCCGTACAGAACAGAATATTGAACAGCGCCTGCCGGGTAGCTGGCCTCAGGCCCGTGAAAAAACGCTGAGTGCCATTGCTTATGCTCAGGCGGGCCTTGCTGCCGGTTGTCACGAGCATATTTCATGGGTTGGACGGCAGATTATCCCGTCGACAGCAGATGAAGATGAGTTGCTGGAGCACTGCCGGTTCTGGGGCGTGCGCCGCAAACAGGCGACAGCCGCCAGCGGCCCGCTGACTGTCACCACATCGGCAG